GCTCTACGACGGCAAGACCAAAAGGGAGTACCGCGTAAAAGACGTGGTGCTTTCTGGTAACGACAAGGGTCTCATCTGGGGAAGCGATGTTCACCGCGACAGGCTAATAGAGCTCGCGTTCAAGAGCCCAGCCAGAATCAAAAAGCAAAAAGAAAACCTTCGGCTGAGCATCAAGTCCATTGACTTCAAGGTTCATTGTGGCTACAGCTTCTACAAATGGGGTCTCACTAAATGACTATATTTGCGGTATGCTTTACAGCCGCAAAAAGAAGAAGGCTCAGGAAGGAACTAAGGTTCAGGGTGACCCAAAGAAAAAGAAGGTGACCAAAGAGTCTGTGTTTAATGATACGAAGGCTCGTTTCGAAAAAGAGTTTCCAAATGTTTCCATCCCCGATTCAACCTTGCGAGGGTACAGTATGGTGTATCTTCTGTCCGGTCTGCGCGAAGACGCGATGACCAAGATGATTGAGAAAGAAAAAGAACGTCAGAAGAATGAAGGCGGCTCGTAAATCAGAACGACCCAAGCTGAAGATTCTTTCGAAGAAAGTTTCTGTCTCTCCCCCCGATGGATTTCACTGGATGGAGGAGCAGGGAAGGTATTACCTCATGAAGGGTGACTATACCCCTCACCCCGGAGCTGTAGAGAAGGCAAGTTTCAAGTTGTCTGAACACCCTAAAGCAAAGAAGTGATGGGACACCACCCAATGAAAAAAGCAGGGAAGGGAAGAAAAGTCCCATACAGATTTGGTTTGCCCACAAAGTACTCTGACCCAAAACAGGGCAGAGAGATTGATGCGACCGTAGAGGAAGATGTCAAGAACAAGAAGGACATGTCTGAAGCCTACAAGGAAGGCAGAAGGATTCCTTTGAGTGCTTTCAAAAGAAGGGTGCAGGCCAAAAAGGGGGCGAAGGTTAAGGCCAAGCCACTTAGTGCCGCAACGAAAAAGACATTGCAGAAGAAGGCTAAGTCCTCCGGAATATCTTACGGCACCCTAGTAAAGGTGTATAGACGAGGGCAGGGAGCTTGGCTTTCATCTGGCTCTCGCCGTGGAGCAAGCATGGCGGCATGGGCCATGGGTAGAGTGAATAGTTACATCCGTGGCTCCAAGAAACACGATACAGATTTGAGACGTGGCTAAGAAGATGGGTATGTCTCTTTACGTTCCTAAAAAGCGTAAGAAGAGACCGGGGCAGCATTCAAAGAAGCAGTCCAGCAACAAGGGCAGTCAGAACTACAAGAAGCCGTACCGTTCACAGGGTAGGTAATGAAGTTTTCAATACCAGACATAGTTTCTGAGGACGACTTGGATTTCTTTTACAAAGCAAGAATCAATCACTCTATTACCGATTGGAGCGACCCAATCATCAAGCGTGTACTAGGTGAAATTCAAAAAGTAACGAGCGTTGAGCCTTGTCCGGAATCGTATTGGAGAGTAGAGAGCAAGTCTCAGGGTCACAAATGGCATGTCGATACTGGGGATACCAATCACATGCCTTGGTGCAGAATTGGTTGCAGTGTATTGATTTCAAACCCTTCTGATTTTGAGGGGGGTGTTCTCAGGTATCGAGATGAGGATGTGAAGCAAGAGGCTTACACTCTTTACGGCCATACCTCTGATGTAGAGCACATGGTTACTGAGCACACACCGAACGGTGCGCGTAAGGTACTGCTGCTATTTATCTAAAATGAGTGTGTCAAAACTTCTTACATTTGCCTTATGAAAATGGTTAAAGTTGGGGACAAGGAAGTCCCGTTTTTCGCTGCCGACGGCAAAGGGGCCAACGACCTCAAGAAAGCCATGTACGGCATGAAGATGAAGAGAGCCGCTTACGGTGCCAAGATGGAAATGGGCTCGGGCGGTAAGATGTACGAAATGATGGGCGGCGGTGTCGTCAAGCAATTCGAGGAGGGCGGAAAGTTCTTCGTGGCATCTGGTTTTGACAATCGCGGTGACGACCCGTCCGGCAGAGAGATTGCAGCCATCTTCATGAGAACCCCAGAAGGCGCAAAGCAAATCAATCCACGAGACCTCATGGAGATGTTCCCGGATGCCAAGAACATGATGGAGGCATACCAAATGGCGGGCATCGCCGTTGAGGGTGGCGACAAAGGTGTCATGTTCCCAGAGCTTAGAAGTGGCTCTTACAACAGGTCTTTGATGGAAGAGTTTGGTGTAGAAAGCATGGACGACCTCAGAGAGAAACTCAACATCGCCCCCGTTAAGTACGAGAGAGAAAGAGACCTCCCTAAGGTCGTTCCCGGCATGCGTGGCGGAATGTAATCAGTTGAAGGAAACGAACTCGGTTCTATCCCGACCAATACGAAGCGGTCTAGTCGATACGATTAGGCTGCTTCTTTTTTCTGCGTACCCCGTGTCGATGACTCCCTGAATGAAGTTCTCGTTGACGACGATGTGCACCTGTTCGCCTACGTTGCCGCCGTTCTCGTCAAGGCAAAAAATGGTGTAGACACCTTTCTCGAAAAGCGGCAGGGCCAGAACTTCGTCCCCGTTGAATGCGGTGTACACGTTCAGCGCAGTGCCAATGTTCGGGTCAAGCACGTCTCCAAAGATGGAGTCTGGGTTGATGCCTTCAGCTCGGATAACGAGAACCTCGTGGGGTGTGCCGTTCTGTGGCTTCATGCTTAGAAGCAGCGGCGTGCTTAGGGCGTTCTCCTCTGTTGGTGCGTACACACCGTCGAGGATGCTGTTAAGGGTTTGAGCGTTGCTCACGGTTGCCAATGCGATGGCGAGGATGAAAATGATGTTCTTCATGACATTGTGTTTGAGGGTTTGTCTACATCCCTAACGCTGCAAGATTCCGTATATTGTGCTCGTGATTGTAAAGCGCGGAAAAAAGTTTCAGCTCATCTCTCGGAAGAGCGGCAGAGTCCTTGGTACGCACGATACTAAGCAAGACGCATACAAGCAAGAGTACGCGATTCAAAAGAACATGGAGCACGGTGGTGAGGTGCACTGGCCCCCAAGCGGAGAGAAAAGCATTGAGGAGATTCTTGACAGGCAGGTCTTCAAAGAGTCTCGGTTCAATCCACTTGCGGAGTCTCCGGCTGGGGCGCGTGGCCTTGCGCAGATTATGCCCGGCACAGAAAGCTACATGAAAGAAAAGGGAATGATTCCCGAAGACTTCGATGCGTTCAACCCAGAGGATTCGAAGATGGCCCAGCGTGCATACATGGAGTCCCTTTTAGACAGGAGCTGGAACAAGGGCAGTGAGGAGGTCAAGATTGCAAAGGCTCTTGCTGCCTACAACTTTGGCCCTACAGCTGTAGTTCGCACGTTGAACCAAGCACGGGAAGACGGGGTGGACATCTACAACTCTTTGGATTGGTTAGAAAGATTGCCGCTTGAGACTAGAGATTACGTCTCTAAGATTCTTGGCTACAACGAAAAGTTCGAGTCAGAGTATTACGACTCACCTCTTCGTTCAGGGAACTAAGCCTCAAGGTTTATCGGTTCTCCGCCTTCGAGCTTCCTGTATATTCGCTGGACAAGCATCCGTCCCGACTGAGACAAACCGAGCCTGTGCTCATTACCAGACTTCTCATGGAATAAGGCGTTGATGTAAGAATCAACCTCTTTACCATGATGTATTACTTCTACATACCCTTTTTGTTTCAGGGGCAGTATGGTTCTTTCGTACAGCTTCTTCCGGCTTCTGCTCATGGCATTCGCCAAATGAGTGATGGTGAAAAACTCGTAGTCGTAACAGAACAGAAGTGCTTCGACCTCAGCCAGCCCTACGTCGAAGTTAAGCTTTACATCTCTAAGGACGAGTGAGAGTTTCTTGAGGTCGTTTCGCTTGACGTATCGTTTGTTTAGTTTACTGAAGTTGCGTCTCCGACGTGCCGGATGGTGTCTACTCATTAGTAGTATATTTGCTACAAAGTTAATCGCATGGGAACACTTAGCGGAAACAGGATTAAGCTAACGTATCAAGGGCTCTTGAAAACCACTGATGCAGCGAACCTTACATCTAGTCTAAAGGTAATTGAAGACGGTAGCGGGAACGCCTCTGCTCTATCACTTTCGACGACTGAGGTAAAGGTTGCTGGACTCAAAATCGGCAGTGGTCCAAGTAGTCTGACCACCGGAACCGAAACAGATGTTTTGATTATTGCCAGCGATGGTACTATCAAGAAGAGGACATTCCCATCAGCGGCTACCGTCACGACTACCACTTCGGGAACTACAAGCCCACAAATTACTGTTGCTCAATCTACCGGAACTAGTAAGACTGTCACGTTCAGTGCAGGTGGCGGAATCACTCTTTCGAGAAACTCCGCAACAGACACGATTACAATTACTGCCGACTCTTCGGTGCCAACCATTTCTGAATTATCAGCAGCTGGGAGCATTGCGGCCAGTGACGGAAGCAAGGTCTACCTCTTGGATGGTAACTCAATCAATGGCGGTGTCATCAACCTACCTGCCATCTCCTCTGCTGGAGACAACGTAAAGTTCATTGTGTCAACTGAAAAGGGAACCGCCTACACAATTAAGGCCGGCAGTGGAGACAAGTTCTTTGGAAAGGCTACACTTGACAAGACTGATGGTAGCGCAAGGGCGATTCAAAACCAAGCCAAGAGCGGTAGCAACAACACCATTACGCTAGACAGTGATGCCGCAACCACTGGCGGAAAAGCTGGAGACGTGATTGAGTGCATCGCTGTTGACACGGAGTTCTGGATGGTCACCGCTCATCTTTCAACAAGTGGTGCCGCATCTAGCTGTTCCATCTTTTCAACTACTTAATGCCATGGATGATATTCTGAAGAAAGCAATGTTCTCTGAAGTCGCTGATGTTATGGAGCGTATTGAAGAGATTACCGAGAAGTACAAGCACTCGGGTGAGTTGGTCTACAGTGCTGCGTTTGGCTTTCTTGAGGAAGAAGGAGAAACCGAGAATCGGTGGAGCCTAGCCTACGGGCACAACTGTAAAGACCCAGATGAGTTTGAAGAGTTCATGACCCTTCAAGTACAAGCCTTCTCAGTAAACGAGGAGGAAGACCCATTCCCGGGTCTTTACCTAAACTAAAATCATGAACCTAATTAGAAAGATTGTCGTTGGGCCAAACCCCAAGGACGCAATGGCGTATTACGTCGGAATGAAAGCGGGGCCAGCCCGAGTGTGTGCAATCAAAGAAGACGAGGCATCGCTGTACAAGTACAATGTAAGGAGATACCACGTTTACCTAGAGGACGAAGATTCAACGTATATTTGGAAGACGGTTGAGAATCAGCCTATTCTAATTGAGTACGATTGTAATTTTGAATGAAAGCACTAAAGCACTTCTTTGTTGAGGTGCCTGAGAAAACAACAGGCACGATAACAGTAGGGGGTAAAGAACTTTTCCTTGACACAAGATTCAACGAGTTTGAGCATCGCGTTTGTTATGGGCGTGTTGTTTCTACTCCTGTTCAGGTTAAGACGGGAGTAAAGAAAGGCGACACCCTTTTCTTTCACCACCACGTCACCAAGAGTGACAACCTTAGAATCGACGACGGCATCTACATGGCTGTCTTAGACCTTGAGAATCCCAGAGGGAGTCACGCCATCGCGTATCGTGATTCTAAGGGCGAGTTACACATGCTTGCCGACTGGGTGTTTCTTGAGCCGCTTGAGGAAGAGGGCGATGAGGAGGTAACAGATGCTGGCATTGTTGTCGTTTCTCTCGAAGAGAAAAAAGAGCTGGAAGCAAGGATTGTCACCCCGTCCCAATACATGGTTGAGCAGGGTGTAAAGAAGGGTGATGTTGTCGGGTTCCTCCCGGACAGGGATTACAAGATGAAGCTGGACGACGACAGCATCGTGTATCGTATGACTGATGATGACGTGCTGTATGTCCGCAACTAAGTTCACAACGATTAGCGCGGCTCAGCGACTCATGAAGTCTATGGAGGTTGCCATCAACAACATGATTGATGAGGTCAAGCGTCCTGTTGACCCTGAGGCTGGTGGCTCTGCACGGAAGGCTGAGCTTCAGTCAATCAAGCAAACTGCCGTTGACTGCAAGGAGCTGTTGGTTGAAAGACAGAGACTTGAGCAGATGGTAAAGGACTTGAAGTCGAACGGAAGTATTGAACAAGAAAAGGATTACTCCGGCGGCTTCGCAGAGAAGTTTAGCAAATGAGTGTCCTAGAAAAAGTCGATGGTTATGATGACGAGGTTATCAAGATTTGTCCCAACGGTACACTCGGAGATGTCGTGGAGCTTGGTGGGATTCTCATTGGTCTTCCAGAGACTCCGAAGAGGGGAATCAAAGGAGAAGGCTTGGAGGCAAGTATGCAGATGTGGGAAAGGCTACCTATGCCATCAGAACTGTCCCGTATTCGAAGCATGGATGAGTGGGCCGAAACGCCCAAGGAGTTTCGAGAAAAGTTTCGTCCATTTATCGAGGAAGAATTTAGAAGGCGCAGGGAAGGTTTTTGGTTTTACAATCAGGGTCAGCCTACGTTTATCACGGGGAGACACTACATGCTCCTCCAGTGGACGAAGATTGACATTGGCTACCCCTCATATCTGGGATTCCAAAGAGACATTTTCCTTCACATGGCTGCTTGCGAAGTTGACCCGCGCTGCGTTGGCCAGCTTTACACTAAGTGTCGCCGCTCTGGTTACACTAATATCTGTTCCTCTGTTCTGCTGGACGAGGCTACTCAGGTTAAAGACAAGCTTCTGGGCATTCAGTCGAAGACTGGTAAAGACGCTCAGGAAAACATTTTCATGAAGAAGGTGGTGTCGATGTTTCGTCACTACCCTTTTTTCTTCAAGCCTATTCAGGACGGTACCACGAACCCGCGTATGGAGCTGGCGTTCCGCGAGCCATCTAAAAGGATAACGAAGAACAACAAAACATCGTATGTTGGTGACGCGCTCAACACAGTGCTAAACTGGAAGAACACCACCAACAATGCTTACGATGGTGAGAAGCTTCACATGCTGTACATGGATGAGGCAGGCAAGTGGGAAAAGCCTTCTGACATCCGCGAGGCTTGGCGCATTGAACGTACTTGTCTTATCGTTGGCCGTCGCATTGTCGGCAAGGCACTTGTCGGTAGCACCGTCAATCCGATGGATAAGGGTGGCTCGCAATACAAGCAGCTTTGGAAAGACTCAGACCCGACAAAGAGGAACGCTAATGGTAGAACTACCTCCGGCCTCTACCGTCTATTCATCCCAGCCTACGAAGCCCTAGAGGGGTTCTTTGACGTTCACGGCAACCCCATCATTCAAGACCCAGAAAAAGAAGTGCCCACTCTTGATGGGGACATGATGACGTTTGGGTCTAAGACGTTTCTGAAAAACGAGAGGGATGCCTTGAAGAATGACGCTAAGGAGCTAAACGAAATCATCCGTCAGTTTCCGTTCACGCCCGACGAAGCCTTCCGGGATAGTGTCGAGGGCAGCCTGTTCAACATCGGAAAGATTTACGAGCAGATAGAACACAACGATTCGCTGTATCCAAACCCAGTGGTGAGGGGCAACTTCCAGTGGAAGGGCGGTGTGCCCGACACCGAGGTCGTGTTTCTACCGAACCATCAGGGCAGGTGGTATGTGTCGTGGATGCCTGACCAAGAGAACAGAAGCGTGATGTCCATGAACAGGAACAAGCGCGTGCCACCAAACCCACACATGGGGTGTGGCGGAGTTGACTCCTATGACCTTGACGCAACTGTAGATAGCCGCTCATCCAAGGGTGCTTGCCACATCTACAACAAGTTCAACATGGACGCGGCGAGCAACATGTTTGTTGCAGAGTACGCCAGCCGCCCACCCATGGCAAAGATTTTCTACGAGGACGTGTTGATGGCCGCTGTGTTTTACGGATACCCGTTGCTCATAGAGAACAACAAGTACGGGATTGTAAGGCACTTTGAGTCAAGAGGTTACGACGGTTATGTGATGGACCGTCCTGACCACTTGAGGTCAACCTCATCATCCACAAACGTCAAGACAAAAGGTATCCCCTCAAACTCTCAGGATGTAATTCAGGCACATGCCTCGGCCATAGAAGATTACATCCACAAGTACGTTGGCCTGAATGAGCAAGGCGAGCCGGGCAAGATGTATTTCAATAGAACCCTAGAGGACTGGATTGGATTCAAGATTGACAAAAGAACCAAGTACGACCTCTCTATTAGCTCTGGTCTTGCACTGTTAGCGGCACAAAAAGTCAAGCCAAAGGTGGAGAAGAAGCAGTTTGATGAGAAGGTTTTCTTCCGCCGATACAAGCTGAGCTAACGCTTCCCCGGTATGACTATATTTGCACTTGAGTCCAACAAAGTATTTCATGACCCAAGGGAGCAAAAATAACAAATACGGAAATTTCCCAGACCCCTTTGCGTCACCACTAGAGAAATCAGACCGCTCCTATGGATTGAAGTATGCGAAAGCTATTGAAAGCCAGTGGGGAAAAAGCGACAACTCCGGCTCTCTGCTGAGACAACGCTTGCACGATTTCGAAAAGAATCGTGACTACGCAAACGGGACTCAGGACACTTCTGTGTACAAGCAGATTCTAAACGCGCTCGACCCAAACAATGGCGACGGCACGCTGCTCAACCTTGACTGGAGTCCGGTGCCTATCGTGCCGAAGTTCGTCAAAGTTGTAGTCAACAGAATCCTGTCAAGAAAACCGTATCCATCTATTGATGCCATTGACCCTGTGAGTAAGGGGGAAAAGGACGAGGCACGCGCCGCTATCGAAGCATCAATCGAAGACAAGGAGCTTCTCAAGGAGGCCAAGGCTATGGGGCTTCAGCCTCAGATTGACCCAGACATTTTACCCGACACGACCGAAGAGGCGGAAATCTTCATGGAGCAAAACATGAAGACCAACGCTGAGATTGCTGCTCAGCTGGCGACATCGCTTACGCTGGACTGGAATGACTTTGACCAGACAGTTTATCGCAGAGCTGTCGAGGACTTGGTGGTCTGTGGTATGGGTGTAATCAAAAGAGACAACGACCCCAACTATGGAATCACAACCAAGTATGTAGACCCAGCCAACTTTCTTCACAGCTACACCGAAGACCCTACGATGTCTGACATTGTGTATGGGGGCCACATCAAGCGAATTAGCATTCAAGAGCTGAAGCGCATGGCTGGTAGCGAGATTTCGGAAGAGCAATACGAAGAGATTGCTAGGAGCGTGATGGGGAAGAAGTACAACGACAAGAGCTTGTTCGGTGTCAAGAGTTACGATAGAGGTGCTGGGGGATACACCCATGGTTACGACGATTACCTGATTGACATCATGGACTTTGAGTTCTTGTCTGTCGATTGTGTGTACTACGAAAGCAAGGAGTCTCAGTTTGGAAACACGGGCTTCTACTTCAAGGGTGGTGAGTACAAGGAGCCAACAAGCTCTGTGTACGACAGACAGCCATACAAGATGGAAAACCAAACCATCTATGGCGGGTGCTACGTTGTTGGCACTAGCATGATTTTCGGATACGGCATGAAGAAGAATGTGCCGAAGAACGTACACGACCTCACCAAGGCTAGACTCTCGTACAGCGTAGCGTGCACGAACATTCGTCGCATGAAGCCCAAGTCTATCGTGGGTAGCGTCATCGGTTTCGCTGACCAACTACAGCTTACACACCTGAAGATTCAGCAAGCTGTTGCTAAAGCAAAGCCGGACGGTGTTCTGGTTGACATCGAGGGTCTTGAGAATGTACAGCTCGGAAGAGGTGGTGACTTGCAGCCGTTGGAGATTCAAGACATCTATGAGCAGACTGGTGTCTTCTATTACAGGAGCAAGAACCCAGAGGGTGGCTTTCAGAACCCTCCAATCCGCTCAATCGAGAACAGCATTCGCAACATCAATGAATACATCAACCTGTACAACCACTACCTAAGAATGATTCGTGATGCTACGGGCATCAACGAGGTAATGGATGCGAGCACCCCAAAGGGTGACGCTCTGGTTGGAGTAAGACAACAGGCTCTTGCCGCAGGCAACAACGCACTGTACGACATTACCAACGCAAGCATGGTTTTGTACCGCAGGGTTTGTGAGGACATTGTGAAGTGCTTGCAGGTTATCCCTGACGACTCAGTGCTTTACAGGGTGTACCAAAAAGCTGTAGGTGAAAAGAGCATGGCGATTCTCCAGAGCTTTGAAAACCTACCCATGTACAACTTTGGTGTCATAGTCATTCAAGAGATGTCCGATGATGACCGCATCTTCCTTGAGCAGAATGTTCAGGCTACTCTCGCGCAGAAAGAGATTGACCTTGAGGATGCTATGGCAATCAGACAGGTCAAGGACATTGACCAAGCTCAAAGACTTTTGGCCGTAAAGAGAAAGAAGCGTATTCAAATGCTTCAGCGTCAGCAGCAGCAGAACATGCAGGCTCAGGCTCAGGCCAACGCTCAGGCTTCTCAAGCTGCGGCTCAGTCGGAAATGCAGAAGATGCAGATGGAGGCTCAAGTGGAGGCGCAAAAAATTCAGCTCAAGGGTCAGGTCGAGGTGCAAGTTGCAGCAGCCCTGCACCAGATGAGAAAGGAGTTGGAGATGATTAGGGCTCAAGCAAGTCTTGGCTTCAAGGCTGACGACAAGGAGTTCAGAGAAAAGATTGAAACCCTCAAGGAAGACCGCAAGGACGAGAGGGTGGTTAAGCAAGCCGTAGAGCAATCCAAACTTATCTCACAGAGACAGGGCAATCGTGGTGAGCTTGAAGGCCAGCAAGCCGGAATGAATCAAGAAGTAATCAACGAGATTTTTGGAGATGAGTAACGCAACGAAGATTAACCTAGATACCGCATCAAGAGTTGATGTGACTTGCAGAAAGGGAGACACCTTCTCTCTCAGACTCACTGTGACCGATTCAGCTGGGGCTGCTGGCTTCGCGGCTGGTGACATCTTTTTGTTTCAGGTCAGAGACTCTGACACGGGCTCGTTGGTGGCTAATGGGTCAGCCTCCGATTTTGCAAAGAGCGTAACAGCGGCTGGTGGCGATGTGACAAACAAGTATGTTGACATCACCGTGACGGCGGCTGTCATGAAGACCATGCCGTCAGGACTCTACGTCTACGATGTTGAGCAAAAGCTTGCCAGTGATAGCTCTGTTTCTACTTTGATTTTTGGTACACTGAAGGTGAACGAAGATGTTTCAATAACCGCGTAATGAAGCACAATGCCTGTAAGTGTAACCCAGCCTAAGAATGTAAAGGTATCCAGCCAACACGGTGACATCATCAAGGTGTCCATTGTCAAAGGTGGCACGGATACCAAAGTCGTTACTGTAAATCAGGTAGCGAAAAACAACATCACTATCCAAGGGGTAGTCGGTGGTGGGGGTGGTGACTCAAGCATCAGCTCTCAGATTACCGTGTCCAACAACGACGCGGCATTCTCGCACATGACTAGCCCCATCACGGCGGGTACATCGGTTGAGGCTATCCTAAGGGACATGCTGGAGGTGTACAACAGGACAACTATTTCTATGTCCTCAATCACCAGAGCTCTTCAGGGCACTGACGGAAGCTATGGCTCGGCAAGTACATTGAGTTCTAGTGAGACGCTTGAGGTGGGTCAGGGTGTCAAGGTATCCGCGTTTACCATCTCTATTGCAGATAGCTCGCAGACGACAGACGACTCTGTTAAGTTCCTGAGGGGCAGTACCGAAGTCCAGACTGGATTCTCTGACGCAAACGGGACGAAGACGCTTTCTTCTGAGGACACTCAAGACCCGGGAACTGTAACCAGCATAAGCTATAGGGCGACAGCTGTAGATGATGGTGGCTCTGGCCTTGGGGACTTGACGATAAAAAGCGGAACTATTTCAATTTCTTGGAGGAATAGAATTAAGGTTGGGGGTGCTTCTACGTCTTCAATCAACTCAAACGCTACGGCCCAAACCCTGTTTGACTCTGGGATTACCGCAGCATACAATCAACTTCGAAGTGAATCTGACTTCAACGTCACGGCCAACACCGCGATGGATACAGCAGGCAACTTCACTTGGATTGCATACCCCGCCTCTTTTGGCAACTTGAACAAGATTGACTTGGCTGGCACCGACGTGCTGTCTGATTTTCAATCGCCAGTAGACTACAGTTTAACTAACTCTTATGGTGTAACTACATCCTATCGGTTTTACAGAAGCAACTTCTCTAAGGCTTTTGCATCCGGTCAGGTGATAACGATTGATTTCTAATGCCGATTTTTCCCGGACCAGTATCGCACAATAACCCCAATGCTCCCATTCTTGATGCCACTGGCAATCAGGTTAAGGGCTTTGGCTTCTTTGCGAACACTACCGCGAGAGCAGCGTTAGATGCAAACCTTAGGGTAAAGGGGTTCTTAGCAATCGTAGGCACGACTCCCTTCGTCTATACAGTCGATGGTGTTACTGATGCTGAATGGGGGAATGACAGCAACTGGACAGAGGTTGGTACTGGCAGTGGGTTGAACAATGTCGTGGAGGATATGTCCCCTCAGCTGGGCGGCGACCTCGACTTGTTTGACGGGACCACGGAGTTCAAGATTACCACCACCAAAACCAACGGCCACATCCAGTTTACCCCGAACGGTACGGGTAAAGTAAAGCTAGATGGTGTGGTGGAGTTCAAGCAATTTGACCCCTCGTCTCCCCCTGCCGCTTTTGCTGGCGGTATGTACGCAGATACCAATGACAATCTCTACTTCGGAGTAAGTTAAAACTTACTATCTTTGAGCGCAAACAAAAAGTAATCACTTCTCATGGCTACATGGAAAAAAGTCTTAATTCAAGACGCTAACATTACGGTTGGCTCTATTACAGCAACGCTGGCAAACAACGCCACAGACATTACGTCGGCCAACTCCGGAACCACGTTTAACATGGTAACCTCCGCTAACGCTGGAGGAGCCTCTGGTGCTTTGGAAATCCGTACCATGAACCTTGGAACGGCGGCCTTTGCTGCAACAGGTGACTTCCTTGCATCAGGGGCAGCCGCTCGGGACTTGACAACTAGTGGCGGTCTGACTGGAGGTCAGAACAACGTGCTTGTTGGCTCCGACGCGGACGTTGATATTAGTCTTGCAGACATCGCCGACCTGCGGGTTCTTGGTAACGTAACTGGGTCTAGTGGCAGCCCGTCCAATCTCGTGGAGATTAAGGACGAGGACGACATGACCTCTGACTCTGCTACGGCTCTTGCTACGCAGCAGTCTATTAAGGCTTACGTTGATTCTCAGACCTCTACTCCCGGAAACGGTACGATTACTGTTACTGCGGGTGCGGGTATCGCTAGTGGAACAGCCACATCGTTTACTGTAAACCAAGGCGGCAACACAACAGTCGCCATTGCTGTGGATGGCGTGCTTGAAGACCTCGATAGCCTTGGCGCAGCATCTAATGACGGAGAGTTCATCGTAGCTACAGGCGCAGGTACTTTTGCATACGAGTCTGGTGCTACAGTTAGAACCTCACTTGGACTTGGAACTGCCAATTCACCTTCGTTCACAAACCTGACCCTTAGCGGAAACCTGACTGTTAACGGCACGACCACCACACTCGACACCGCCAACCTTCTTGTTGAAGACAAGATTATCATGGTGGCGAACACCACCACCCCAACTCCTGACACTGGTACTGCTTCAGGTCTTGAGGTTGAGACTTCTACTACAGCTGCAAACCGCCCACGATTTGAGTGGACTAAAGACCTTGGTGCATCTAATGACGGAACCTACGATGGTTCGGGTACAGCAGTTGGACTTACGGGTTGGGGTCTCAAGAACCACCAAGAGTCGAACCAAGCTCTCTTCCCCATCGCCATCATGCAGATGGAAGGGGCAGACGCTACGGCTCCTAGTGGCAACTCTGCTGGTATTGGCTCATTCTACTTTGCCTCTTCAAACATTGGCACCGCCGCAGGCGAACTGTACTTGAGAGTATTGTAATGGGGCTTCTGAATAAGGGCGGGGATGTTGGTGCCGTAAGCACTGATACTCTGACCCAACAGGAGTTGACGTTTATCCTAAAGACATTGCATGAGGGCAAATTCGATGGGAAAGACGTACTTTTGTTGGCGGAGGTAGTAAACAAGCTACAGAATCAATTAAAAGCCAAGTAAGGCGAAAACCAAATACAATGAAATTAGACATCACCGAAATCCATTTCCTGAAGAGCGCATTAGAGGCAATCAATATCAAGGCTGCCGATGCTCCCACTGTGGCAAGGACGATAGAAAAACTGGACAAGGAATTTGTCCGCTTGCAAAAACTTGAAGAAAAAAAGCAGCCATCCAACGGCGTGATGGAAGCTGCAAAATAATGCGGCACCATGGCAACTTGGAAAAAGGTACTTACCGATGGTGACAACACCAACCTAGGCACTACCAACCTTAGCACAGCCTCGGCTAGAACGTTTCAGCTTACCAGCTCTAATACACTGGCGTTTCTTTCGCAGCACGGAACTGAGTTGCTGAAATTTGTCAGTGCTCCTGTAACCCCAAATGCGGATAGGGTTGATATAGTAGCGTCCGTTCTCTCAATCACTCATCCGATTGGCTCAGCACCGGGTGTAATTTCATTAAAAGAGGGAACAGATAACAATACGGGGTTTACCAATGCAGTTAATCTGAAGGCTCCCGCAGCCCTTAATTCAAACGTCACCCTTACGCTTCCCGGTACGGACGGTAGTAATGGTCAGGCAATCGTAACAGACGGAAGCGGAAACCTTTCGTTTAGCACGGTTTCGGGTAGTGGAACCACTATTAACAACAATGCGGACGACCGTGTAATTACTGGTTCTGGCTCAGCAAACACCCTCAATGCGGAGGATAGCTTGACGTTTGGCAGCTATACTATTGCCCAGCAGAACGGTCTGGGCACCAACCGATTGCTGAATCAAGGTGTTTACATTGCCAAGTCAAATGGTTCTAAACCAACTGGGTATGTGTGGGACACGGACAACTCCTATGGGGATAGCGCATTGGATGCGGGAAGCACTGGCAGTACCCCATACTCAAATACCGGGCAAAGCCTTTCCTTACAGTTCACATCGTCTGATTTGACTCAGGGAAGGTTGCACATGCTAAACGCTAGCGGTGCTCTCATTAAGCCTCAGGCAAATGCAGGCAACACGTCCGTAGGTTTGGTTGGCCTGTATCTTCAGGGTAACCTTCAATCTCAGACCTCTGCAACCCTACTTATGCAGGGTATGGCTATACTGCCGAACACTTGCTTTGAGGGGACATTCTCTTCGTCAGGCTTACTGTATCTATCTGACACTACAGCAGGTAAATTGACATACACCATTCCAAGTTCAGGTAGCGACATCGTTCGTCACATGGGCTATGCGTTGAGACAAGTAACAGCCTCTAGCACTGCAAGCACGCTGATTTACTTCAACCCATCTGTGGACTTCTTGGAAATTGCGTAATGCCTAGTACTTCCTTTCTCCACTTTGATGAGGTATCGAGCAGCAGTGGTGCCGACCTAGCCACGGGTGATTCCAATGCAGACTTCTTAGCCGGAACTGTTGTAGACCAGTCCTTCTTTTCGGTAGAAACCGTAAACGATACGATTAGGTTTAGGGGCGTTTCCTCAACTGGGATACCCTCCGGCTCCACCATAAACGGTTTAGAGTTTAGGGTTCTCATGAGGGGCCAAGGCAGTACTTATAAGTTTACCCTGAGGCCGGGAAGACTGGCCTCTGGCTTTTATCAGGGCGGTACTGCGACCGAGGTAACTCACAGCTCATCTGTCGGCACAGCCTTTACAAATCATGTTGTAGGCGACTCAACGGATTTGCATTCGGTTAGCTCTCTGACGACCTCCAATCTTGACACCCTCACCCTCGACTACACGACAACTGAGAACTCATCAAGTGGTGCCTTTAGGTTTCATTCGTCTGATGGTACGACAGGTCTTTCTGCGCCAACTGTAAGGATACACTATACAGAGCCAGTTCCTGATAGTGATGTCAACAAGTGGAACAAGACTCTCATCAACACGAGCGCATCTGATTATTCTGTAACGGATGACGACGTTGGGACTGAAACAGATGGTTCTATTGCCACTATGGACGGCCAGACGAGAACCTCTGGGGAGTGGTCTCCAAGCAACGGGGGCGGCACTCAAGGTAGCAACAACCTGACGGGTTGGGTTAATGGTAGTAGTGCTATTGACGGGACTTATTGGAAGTCAACAAGTAATCCTCAAACACCGAGGATTACTAATAATCAAACCGCAAGGGGTTGGAGCTGTGGGCCTTCGTCATCAAGCAACGGGACAAGCTCCTCAAATACGGGGCCGAGAGGGGGTGTAGACACGAGCACACTTACTGCCGCGTCAGGCACTCTAACGCAGGGTGCAAACACTTCAGTAAGCGATTTGAACTCTAGGTTTCTTTTCACAGAAACGTCAAGCATTTATGGAAGCAGGCAATTCGTCATGCGAAGCCGAGCTTACAACTGGAACCAGTCCATGACGGACACATCAAATCCGCTGATTCTAAGCTTCTTTTGCTATGCTCATGGCTATAACTGCGGAACGCTTTCCATCTACATACATGATGACACCGTAGCAAATGACGACGATGCCACATGGCTCGCGAACGTAGAGTTTAGAACTACACCAGCGTCAGGGCAAAGCAGTAATAGTAGCCACAGAGAAACAAAGGCAAGGGTTTACACAGGCGTAGTTGAGGGCAGTAGTCCTATTTATGGCGGGCCCGGGGCGGGCAGTAGCTCCTTTGGGGGTGTAAACACAGGAACAGAGAATGTATGGGGTAACTATTACAACAGTAATGTAAATGTCAACAGCTCCACAGCCCTATGGAGAAAGATTGAGATTGCCATACCCAACATCTTCAAAGTAAGCAATCAAAGCTATTACATTTACTTTGTTCACGAGGGCTCAACCCTCTCTGAAAACAACGCTATTCTAGAGTCGGGAGAAACATCCATAACGGGCAGTAACTTTAGTTTTCTAGGAGACCTAAGTCTCGATAACATCAAGACGACAGAAAGGATTGCAAGTACAGTTGCCAAAAGACTCAACAATGTTGTAACTCAAAACTTGAGTGGCGGCACAAAAGAGATTAACTTAACAGAAGTGCCATGATGACGGATGATGAGATAGGAGATTTTTACATCAGGTATCATGACAGGGGGTATGATGTTTTGGTTACTCCGGCTGTAGAGGTGGCAACTAAAAGCCATGTTACGATAAAGTCTAGGGTAGACGACTCCATTCTTTATGAGGAGGAGGCTGAAAACTCTATCGGAAACGAAAAGCCCCGAAGAGATTTGCTCTGGGTAAGTGAATACAACAGAGCATTTGACGACTTCAACCAGTTTGACCAGTACTACAGAGCCCTCAAGTCTAACAGCGAATTGAGCGATTAAGTAGTTGATTATATTTGCAGTATGTCTAAAGCTGCGGAGAAGGCGAAAAGATTAGGGTTTAAGGGTGTCAACAAACCTAAGTTGACCAAGAACCACCCCACCAAAAAAGCTGCCGTTGTCAGCACGCTTGGTCCGGGGCAGGAGGATGGTGCGCTCGTCAGGTTTGGTGACCAGAAGATGGGCAACAACTACAGTGCAAAAGCACGCAAAGCCTTCAGGAGCAGACACGCAAAGAACATTAAGAGAAAGGGCAGTGCCGCATACTGGGCAAACCGATTTCTCTGGAGTAAGGGCGGGCACAGTAAGACACCGCCGAAAAGCCAAAAGAAAACTTACAAGTAATTCAATATGAGTAAAGAACTAGAAAACGCAATGGCGGAGGCTGGGTTCGCAATCAGCGACACACCGCCAGTACAAGAACCTACGCAAAATGCTGTGGAAGAAACCGTGGCAGATGCTCCAGTGGAGCCTGTCCAAAACGAAGTCGTGGCTGAACAAGCTACTACTGAAACCCCGCAACCTGTGGCAGAGCCTGAAGCTCAACCTTCAGAGCCTGTTCAGGAAGCTGTAAAAGAATCTGAATCATTCGAAGGCTTGGATGTTGATTCCGAAGTCCTCAAGTACCTGAGCGAAAAGCTTGGAACAGAGGTCTCTGGATACGACTACTTGTCTGAGATTT